CATAAGCAAAGTTGATACGCGGTTGGTCAAGCTGCGACCCATTCGGTAAGGCGTAGCGGTAAAATCTAAACCCTCAATTTGTCCACCAGCTGCAACGCGTGATTGAAATACCTCGACGGATACGGCAAGGATGGCTGACTCGATAGCGTCGTTGCCTGTGTAAATATTGACTGCTGAATAACCGGAAAGTGTTGCAGTGCCGCTTGGAATAATCTCGCGCAAAGTGACGTCGGCGTTTGTTCTAGCTGCCGTAAAATAATATGCGCCAGCGGTGACGACTGTGACTGTCGCGCTAAAAGGTGCTGGCAAACCTGCCACAATGATTGACTGACCAGCGACAAAATGGTGTTCGCGCTCGGTGTAATAATAAGCTTCGTTGTTATTTAGCTTGTAGGCATTGACCGCTGACGTGTTTGCCACAAGCATGGGCAAAATTACGGCTTCTGCCGTGTTAATTATTTCATTTAAATAAGCGTCATCATATAAGGCAATACTCACGCCCAACACCTGACGCAGCTGGGCGGCAGTCACAATGTTGGGCATGAGTATTCCTTTCGTTCGACTCGGCTGACACGGGAGCGCGCCAGCCGATGATTAGTGTGGCTTACGCCTTGTTATTCTTAAAAGCTCCGGCCGCAATCTTTGTTGCCGCTGCTCCAAATGAATAGACGCCAACTGTGATTGAACCATCCGCAGTTGATTCAGCGCGTAGCTGATACTGCGTTGACTCGTACCATGTGTAAGCATCTGGGTTGACAATAAGGATAGTTCCATCCCCATCGCCGCCGTTTGTTGGGTCAACGTAAAGGTTAAGTCCTGCAACGTTGCCAAGAAGTGATGTTGGCACTACCGCGCCACCAGCATTTGAAGGCTGTGAAGCTGTGTAGATAGGACGTCCTGCATCATTTAGACCCATGATGTTTGACCACTGTCCGGTTGAAACAATCATGTTGCGTGCAAATGGGTTAGTCAATCCAGCTGTTGAGCCATAGACGCTTGCTGCGCCACGTGCTGTGATTCCAAGAAGCTCTGCGGCTGTTGGATATGTTGCAACTGTTGTTGCGTCTGTTGTAGCAGCTGAAATAAGGATGCCGTTGACATAAGCGTTTTGCGCCTTAGCCATGGCCGCAACCATATTTCTAAGAAGCTCATCATAAAAAACGGGCGATGTGCGGGTGAAAAGTTCAACTGAAAACTTTTGCTGCCCCGCAAATTTCTTAACGTCAACGCTTACAAATGCTGCGTTTTGGTCTGTATCTGAAAACGCTGCATCTTCAGCTGTAACTGCAACTGTTGGCGCAACTGTAATCTTTGGGATTTCAAATGTCATACCAGCATCAGGCAATGTGCCACGGCTGATTGCATCGATTGATGGACGGATGGTTGTTGATAGTCCGTTGATGACTTCAGCAAGCTGACGTGTTGGCACAAGACCAGCATTGTCGGTTGTGTTGTCTGCTGCAAGGACATATTGGCGCGCATCTTCGTTACCTAGTGCAGCCTGTACCTTGTTTTCAAGATACTTTGCTGCGGTCATTTCGATGCGTGGCTTTGTTGTAAATCTGCCAACTGCTGTAGCAGATGCGGTTACTGACTGTGCGGCTTCGACCGACTCGACGGCTTCCGCGGTTGTGACGGCGTTATCCACTTCGTCTCCTTCTGTTGTTGGTTGGGTATCTGCATCCTCTGTTGTGGATTCAGAATCTTCGTTTTCTTCGCCTTCTGTGGCGGCTACTGACTCGACACGTGCGCTGCGGATTGCTGGCTCACTAGTCAATGCGACCGCTGTAAGTTCACCTTTTAGGATGCGTACTGTTCCATCTTTAAGTGTTTCATATTCGTCAAATGAAACTTCTACGCTAAATCCATCGCGCAAACCCTCGGCGGCTTCAACAAGGGCATCATTGCCAGCACTTGTTTGAGCGATTTTAAAGGTAGCCGTGATTTCTGTGTCGGTTTGCTCCATGCTTAAGGTCTTGCCAATTCTGCGTGTGCGGTCATGCTCAAGGTTAAGCAAAACTGGCTGGGCTTCGATTGAGTTAGTAGCAAATTGAACTTTTCCAATTGATGCGTTGCCAGTTTCCTCAAATGCAACAATGCGACCGGTGATTGTCCTGGAATCGGAATCTGTGGCCGTGATTGTCATTGGTGTAATTACTTTTTTCATAGCAGCATATCTTCTTCCTCGCGTATTTCTTCGACTGACATTGCGCCAATGCGATTTAAGATTTCGTAAACTTGCGCGCGCTCGTAAGGATTACCACGCAAGAAATCGTCAAGGTCAAACTTGACTTCTTGGCCAGCTGGGACAAAGTCTGCAAAACTCATGCGCTGTTCAATTTGTGACATGTAATTTCTAAATGCAAAATCTACAAGGTCGCGTCTCTTATCTAAGGCGTTGCTATATGTAAACGTGGACTGTTGTGCATCAACGAAATAAGCCGGTAAACCACACGCTCTGGCTAATTCCAAAGCTACGTAATTTCTGGCCTCATTGAGCTGGATGCTCTTAGGGTCGTAACCCAAAGTTTCAAGAGTAACGTCCGCGTTTAAAAATGCAGTTGATTTATTTGCTCGCGCTGTACGCCATGAGGATAACAACTTAGAAACTCGGTCGGCTGGTAGCGATGTACCATTTGACTTCAAAACCATTTGTGGGATTGGCTCATTTGCAAAATTCATTGCCGCACGTTCAAGTGCAGCTGCGGCCTTAATTGTGCGGCCTGCGCGATTTAGTAAACCTTCGCCATCGCCTTGGAAAACTACAAGATTGTTTGGGTCAACAAAACTGCCGTCGATTTGATACGCGACAATTTCAAATCCCATGCCATCGGTTTGAATAGTAACGCGCTCCGGCGCGATTCTTTCCATTGCTCGGATTCTTCCGGTGTCTGCATAACGCTCTGTTACGTATGCATACGCGCTAGGGTGAAGAATTAAATCTGAAATCAACCACGACCAAAACACACTTCCGGCGATGCGTGGGTCGGGCTGATTGATAACGCGTGGAGCTTGTACCTTTTCACCAGTTGCCACATTGCGCACGTGCATAGGCAATGAGGCAATTGTTTGGATGATTCCAATTGAACGTGAAACGGCTGGAATGCTTACGGCTTCTGCGCGTGTAGCTTGTGTAATACCCGCGAAGAAAAATGGAGATGTCTCACTGTAGTAAGGCGCGATGCTTGCAGCATCAACCTCAAGTGCAGGCTTAGATGCCTCTACCTTTGGAAATAGCACATTCATTAGACCCATGCCGTAATTTTAGGCTGGCTATAGCACTCAACCCACCATGATGTCTAGGTCTGTCTCTGGGCGTGTCGCAAAATGTGTAACCAATGCCGTGGCCACGCTGGCCGCTACTGCCGTCGATGACGCGCGCCTTCCAATAACCCAACCGCCATCGCCTCGACGTAGTTGCACGGCTGAAAGCATTTGCGCAGTCAATTCAGGATTTGGCCTGTACCGCAGACGACCGCTGTTAATTGCGCCCAGCATTTCATCACAAGCTTGTGGGTAGGCGGCGTCCATGTCAAAGGTCGGGATACCAGCTGGTGCAAGGCGGGATGCGACCGCGCCACTTGTACGACGGCTGTAAAGGACATGCTCAACCGGATACTTGCGAGCATATACGGCCAAGTCATTTGCAATGGCCTTGTCGTCGAGCTGTAAAGGATTTTCCCATGTGTGCAATAGCTTCACGCCAAAGGTTTCGTTTCCTAGCTTCTGCGCACCAACGAGCGCGGCAAATTTTCTGTCCGGACTCAAATCAACGCCAAGCCACGTAAGCTCATCTTCTTTCAAATCAAAATCAGGCTCGGAGCAGGCAGCCCATTTTGAAGAATCCACGCAGCTCTGAATCGACTGTACCCATCTGCAAAGGACTTCGGTTTGCACTACGTCGGGTGGGTCATTAAACACCGCGCGGATATTGTCGGGATGGATAGTGATGCCAAGTGCCGGATTGCTATAAGCCGCATTTTCTAGGCTTACCTCATCCGTAGGCGCAGACCACTCAAAATAACCGATGTCATCTTTTGCCCCGCCGATGGCCTGCATCGCGCGCTGTCTAAATTGATTCAGCACAATACTTGCGGCATCTCCGGCATTGGTATAGCTGATAATCATTGGATTCTTTGCCGCCATAAGGGTATAACGCAAACTGGCAAACGATTCTAAATCGGTCATCTCGCGCAGCTCGTCAAGGTGGATTGTCTCCGGCTTACTTACGCCACGTGCTGATGACCCACCAGCCTTGATGATAAAACGCGTGCCGTGCAAAGTCTCGATTTCCTCTGACCCGTGTGACCATCGGATGCGCTTGACTTGTTTGGCCAAATAATCGCTACCCTCGATAAGCGACACCAGCTGCCTAAACTGCTCCAAGGATGTTGATAGCGTGTGCGCTGACCCAATTTGCAGCGACTCTTTCCATAGGAAAAGACCGCCCAAGATTCTAAGCTGCATCAAAAAACTTTTGCCGTTTTGACGCGCTACGCAGCCGACCACCACGGGGGACGCCCATCTCCCATTAGGCAAGACCTTATGGCTATGCTCAAGGAAGAATTTTTGCCAAGGCATAAGCTCGATGTCGATTTCGGACGCCAAATCCACCAGTTCAAGCCCGCGGGAAGGCAAATCGTTAAGCGGCGTGTGGATTCTAGGGGTTGTGTGACCATAAAGGCCTTCTGTGTCCCTACCCAAAACCGATTGCAGCCGATTTGAGCCCTCTTGAGGCTCTTGCAGACCCTTTGAGTCCTCTGCGTGGCTAATCATGGCTTCTTGAGTCGTTTTTGGGGGTAATTAAAACAG